GCGCTGGTACTGCACCTGTTGCAAAGCCTGCCAAAGTGAAGGCTGTTAAGGCTCCAGTTGTCAAAGCGGCTAAGCCTGTTGTTGCAAAAGCGAAGAAAGTTACTCCTGTGCCTGTTCGTGCTGGCGATTCCCTTGATGGAATTATGTCTGCAATGGCGAAGTCTTCTGCAAAGAAACCTGTCAACCTGTTAGATGAAATCGACACAGACGTTGCGGACTTTGAAGACCGTGAATTTGCCGAAGCATATATTCGAACTTGATATTGATTGGAGTGATATGGATGACCGTGCAGTAATAGAACGATACATCCTTGAAGCATGGGACACAGGCTTGACTGGTACTGACGTTATAACATATGTACAGTATATGTCAAGCATTCCCGTTTTTGAGATAGAACCTGTTTTACAAGATTTGATTGCGAGAATGTCAGAATGAAACTTTCACTGTATGAAAAATTGTTAAGAAACGACTGGGTTTATAAACTATTGACAAATTTTACTCTTATGGAATACTTTGTGTTTATCGTAATAGTTGGATTGATTGTATGGCTATAACTAAACTGTATCTCGACATGGATGGTGTTCTTTGTAACTTTGAGAAACGTTACTTTGAACTTTTTGGCGAAAGTCCTGGTTCGTCTAGAGACAGAAAAAACTTTTCTTCCAACTGGACTAAATTTATTGAAGGTGAAAACTTTGCGACATTAGATTGGTACGAAGGCGGAAAAGAATTGCTTGCCTACGTGCGAACTATACCAGACATTCAAATTGAAATGTTGACTTCAAGTGGTGGACTAAAGTATCACAGCGAAGTGACAATTCAAAAAACACAATGGCTTTGCGAACGTGGTATTGAATTTAAAATAAATACTGTGCCTGGGCGCAAATTGAAAGCCGAATACGCAAGATCCACAACCATATTGGTGGATGATACTCCAGACGTAATTGATTCGTTTGGAGCCGCTGGCGGTATTACTATACTGCATAAAGATGTAAATGAGACTATTGCTAAACTAAAATTTTATTGTGAAGAATATGTTCTCCCACCTCATACAGACTGAGAGTAAAAATGAAGATTGCTATTGCATCCGATGTTCACCTTGAATTTGGTGACTTAATTTTAAAGAACGAAGAAAACGCTGACGTACTAATACTGTCTGGCGATATTTGCGTTGCCGCAGACTTTCGTAAGTCTGATCCATATGGGATTGTATCGTATGGTAAAACTGAACGTTACACCGATTTCTTTATTCGTTGTGCAAATGAATTCAAAAATGTAATTTATGTTGCAGGCAACCACGAACACTATAATGGTGACTATGCAGAAACGTTTACTATTCTGCGAAACTATCTTGGACACATTCCGAATCTACACATTCTTGATAAAGAACATGTCACTCTTGGTAATGTAACATTCATTGGTGGTACATTGTGGACCGACATGAACGCACAAGACCCTGTCACACTTGCACATATTCGTGGTGTGATGAATGACTTTCGTATTATTCAAAACAGCACCGAAATGGTATCTTACAAGACTATGGTCAATGCATACGATGCTGATGGTAATGTAAAGTTAGATGAGAATGGGCAACCAATTCAACAAGCAGAATTTCATAAACGTCCAGCTAGATTCACACCAGAAGATACTGTACAGGATCACAAAAAAATGTTACAATACATTCAAGTGACTACTGCAATGCTTGGTGAGAATACAAACAAGTATGTTGTTGTTGGGCACCATGCGCCTAGCAAAGCATCTACACATCCACGATATCAAACTGAAGTGATTGTGAATGGCGCATATAGTAGCCGCTTAGATCAATTTATTCTTGACAATCCACAAATCAAATTGTGGACTCACGGGCATACGCACGAAGACTTTGATTACATGATCGGTACCACTAGGGTTGTTTGTAATCCACGTGGATACATTAATTACGAAGATCGTGCCGATGACTTTAAACTAAAATACGTGGAGATTTAATGGAAGACCCTATCGACTTTGAGAATTCTCATCCTTGCATGGAAAAGATCATTAACTCAGATAAACTTTTGCCAATCACAAAATCTGTTGCAAAGATGTTGATGCGTAATCCATATACATCATTGGGTAAATTTTTCAAAACAATTTCTGACGATAACTTGCAAGCACTTTCAGAAATCATTGAAGAAGGTGATAGCGAATTCAATGATGGTATAGAAGATGTTGTATTGATGACAGAAATGTTATCCCGTGCCGAAGGTGTGCCAAGTCAATGCATTGATGACATTACCGAAAATGTAAATTACTT